CACTGACCTTTACGAAGTTACTAGCTCTCGCAAGGCCTATGAACAGGATGTTCAAGTTACTGGCTTTGGGCTTGCTCCAGTAAAGGGCCAAGGCGCTCCTATTGAGTATGACTCTGAATTGCAGGGCTGGGTAACTACTTATGCCCACGTTGCATATGCGCTTGGGTATATTGTAACCCACGAGGAGCTGGAAGATAATCTGTACGCAGAGGTTTCACATCGACGGGCTAAGGCGAATGCTTTTTCAGTTGCCCAAACCACTGAGAATGTTGGTGCTTTCTTGTACAACAACGCTTTTGTCGGGACGTTTTATACTACCCCCGACGGGCAGCCAATTATCTCAGACACGCATGTAAATGCTACGGGTGGTAATTTTAGTAATCAACTTACTCCTGGGGCTGACCTTAGCGAAGTTGCTTTGGAGGACATGTCTATTAAGATTATGAAGACTGTCATGGATAGGGGCTTGAAGATTAGTGTCATGCCTGAATCTTTGCACATTTCGCCTGATGAGTGGTATAATGCTAATCGGATTTTGAAGTCTGTTCTTCAGAATGATACTGCCAACAACGCTATTAACGTGTTGAAGGCTACGAACGCTTTGCCTAAGGGTATTAAGATGAATCATTATTTTAATAGCCCCAATGCTTGGTTTGTTCGTACTAACATTCCGGCGGGCATGAAGTTCTATTGGCGTGAAAAGCCTAAGTTCCAACAAGATAATGATTTTAGTACCAAGAACGCCCTAGCGGCTACTTATATGCGCTTCTCGGTGGGGATCACTGACCCCCGTGGATTGTTTGGCTCTAATGGGCCGTAAGGAGAACTCTTGTGGGATTCCTAAAGAAGCTTGGTAAGGGTTTGGGTAAGGTTGCTAAGGCTGGCCTCAAGGTTGGTATGAAGGGCGGTCTTAGTCAATTAGCTGGTGGCCCAGTTGCGGGTATGATTACTAAGAAGGTTGGTAAACGTATTCTTGGCGGGAAAAAGCGCAAGTCGCCTACCAAAGCGCAAGGTAATACTGCGACTAGTGGTTATTCTAATATGGAACGTCAACCACGGAAGGTTGGGCCTAAGTATAATTATAAAGGTCGTATGCAAAAGGTGGATGTGTCTACTACACCGCCAATTATACCAGGAAAGCGACCCGCGGTTTCAAGGAAGGCAACTCCCCGCCTTGGACGTCGGACTTATCAAAAGTAATTGTTTCACGCTGTAACAATTAGGGCATAAGCGGGTAGGCCGCTTCCTTGTGGTAAAGTATTCTTTACGTCTTTGACGTTACCTCTTGGAGATATACATGAGCACTACTCGTTTTAGCCACGGGGTCACTAATGCCCCAAAAGTTTCCACCCTTGGTGATATGGGTCAGTTGGACCCAACTAAGTTTAATACAAGATTTGACGACTTTCACACTTTCCTAGCTACTGATTGGACTACTACCCTGACAGGCACTGGTACAAATGCCCTTACTGCTGGGGCAGGTGGTTTGTTGTTGATGACTACGGGAGCTCTACTAAATAATAGTAATTTCCTTCAGGGAACTCCGGCAGATTTTTTAATTGACATTGGTAAGGCTGCTTTTTTTAAGACTAAGTTTACCCTTAGTGATCCTACCCTTAGCACTTTTCAAGTAGGGCTAGTAATTACTGACACTACCCCACTTGATGCAACAGAGGGGATTTTCTTTCAAAAGGATAGCGGTTCCTTGGATGTTGTTGGCACGTCCGCGCTTGGGGCTGGGGCATCTGCTCGGGTAAGTGAAGTTATTCCTGCCGCAGCTAAAACAGATATGACTCTTGGATTCGCTTACAATGGTCGAGGTTTGATTCGACTCTACGTGGATGATCGGTATGCAGCCTCCTTAAATGTAACGGCCGAAACGCTTCCAGCTAGTCTTTTGAATGTTAGCTTTGGGGTTCAAACTGGAGCGGCTGCGGCTAAGACTATGACTATGGATTATATTCTAGCCTCCGTAGAACGTTAAGGAGTTATCATGGCCATTCAATTACTTGTTGATGGGCCACGTAATGCGGTGGTTAAGTTTACTACCGCAGGTACGTTGGATATTAGTACGTTGACTGGATCACCAGAGTGGGTGAGGATTGACTACGCTCATTATAGTGTTGGTGAGGCTACTTCAGTTCAAGTTGCTTGGGATGCTACTATAGATGAGCCAATTCTTAATTTATCGCAATCTGAAAGTCATTGTTTTACAGGCTTTGGCGGTCTGTGGAATAACGCTGGTGCGGGAGTAACAGGAGACATAAACGTAACTGTCACGGGCACGGGAGCGTTCTTTGTTATTCTTGAACTTAAGAAGGTACGATAATGCCTAACGCAAGTTCCAATACAGTCTATGGTATCATTAATGACGCCATGCACGATAGTGGATTGCTTCAGGAAGGTGAAGAGGCTAACAGTGAACAACTAGCCACAAATCATCGTAGGCTAGTTGACATTGTAAATCTTTGGCAAACTCAAGGATTGAAGTTGTTCCTTCACCAAGACCTAGCTATCCCGCTGGTATCTGGTAAGGGCGCGTATACAATTAACCTTGGCGGGGACATTGATGTTAGTCGTCCGATTCAAGTTATGCAAGCCTACATGTTGGAAGTTGTTAGTAATGCTAGACGACCCTTGATTGTACTGGGTTGGGAAGAGTGGTTGCGCCTGTCTCAAGTATCGGGTAATGACGGAACAGTTAGTTCTTACTTTGTCGATAAGCAAGCTACAACCACGATTGTGCATTTCTGGAATACTCCAGATGTCACTGAGGCCAATAACACCGCACATATTTTAATTAGGGCTCAAGCTCTTACAACAGCAAACCTCCAAGAGAATGTAGCCTTCCCTCAAGAATGGCGAATTGCCTTACGTTGGGGACTTGCTGATGATATATCTACGGGGCAGCCGCAAGCAATTATGGATCGGTGCGCTCAAAGAGCAACGTATTATCGAGAGCTTTTAGAGAACTTTGACATTGAGGATGCAGAAACTAGGTTCGCTCCTGATGAAAGGTCTACAACTTATCTTGCGGGGTCTTTCCGATAATGCCTCAATATCAGTCAGTTCAACTTCCTCCGAGATTACCTCTTGCGGTTACAACAAGTAACCGTAATACTTCTGTGAGTAAGGATGCTCGCCTTGTAAATTGTTATGCTGAAATAGATAAAACTGAGGTAATTAGTATATTCAAACGTCCCGGCATGGAGTTGGCGCTAACTCCCCCTGGTGCAGCCTCTCCCGGTCGGGGCGTTTTCTTTTGGAATGGTAATGTAATCTCCATATTTGGGGATAAGATGTATGCAGATGGGCTACAGGTTGCTGCTGGTTTAGACATCACCATTGGAGGGACTAATACTCCCTTTGGGGGTGTGTATTCTTTTTCTTCCATCATTGGCGCGACTCCTAAAATTGTTCTGCATAATGGAATAGGTGCGTATGCTTGGGATGGAATTAACCCAATTAGCGCCTCCTTGCATACCCTTGATCCCGATTACCCTATTGAAACTGTTAAGGGTTGGGCATACTTAAATGGCGCACAGTATGTAATGGAGCCATCTTCCGTTATCTGGGGAAGCCGGCCTAATTCAGTAACGGCTGCGGATAGTTGGGACCCTATTAACTTTATTAGCGCTAATGATGAGCCAGACAATGGGGTGGCTATTGTTAAGCAGCTTGTGTATGTAGTTGCTATGAATCAATGGTCAACAGAGATTCTGTTTGATGCTGGAAACCCAGTAGGCAGCCCTCTTGGAAAAGTTCAAGGTTCTAAATTGGACTACGGTTGTGTCCATGCGGATAGCGTGCAGAAAATTGATGATAAAACAGTGTGGCTAACTATTAGTCGCGGCTCATCCCCACAGATTGGAGTTCTTCAAGGGCTTACATTTAACATTGTATCCACTCCGGCGATTGATAGACTCCTTCGTGGTGTTGATTTGGCTAGGATAATGTCTTGGCAAGCGAAGATTGTTGGGCATACTTTTTATGTAATTACTTTTCCCTTGAGTAATTTAACTCTAGTGTATGATATTGAGTTAGACCATTGGGCACAATGGACAGATGATGTTGGAAATTATGTTCCTATTATTGCCTCTACCTTTGATAATGCTCGAAACTTTATCCTTCAACATGAGAGCAATGGAACATTACTCAAGTTTTCCATAGACGCTTTTACTGACGTTGGTAAGGCTATCCAAGTAGACATAATAACTCCAGTGTTTGATGCTCAAACTCGCCGGCGGAAACAACTCAACCGCATGGAGTTTGTGGCAGATCAAGAACTTGGAAGTGTTTTACAGGTACGGAATAGTGATGATGATTATCAGACTTGGACTACTTGGAGGAGAGTTGACTTAGGGGCCAAACGACCTCACTTGGTGAACTGTGGTACTTTTAGTAAACGAGCATATCATTTTAGGCATAGGCAGAACCTTCCTTTCCGAATCTATGCAATTGAATTGCAGTATGACATAGGAGTTTTGTAATGGCTGTTGAAGATGCCAAAGTCCCTCCAGTGCCTACGGCGCAGAAACTAGAAATTGAATCCTCCGATGGAAGAAGTTTTATTTCTCCCCCGTGGTTAAATTGGTTTGAGTTGGTTAAACGAAAGGTAGATACCTTAACTGCCCTTGTGGTTGGAACTGGACAGATAACAGGAAATGGTTTTGCTATATTAAGTGGAGCTAATTGGTCAACGAGGTCTTTACAAGCTGGGACAAATGTTAGTATTACAAACCCCGATGGGGTTGCAGGGAATCCTGTTATTAATACTTCCCTAGCTACAACTGGAGTTACTCCTGGGGTATATGGAGATGCTTCAAATATTCCGGTGATTACAGTAGATTCATTTGGAAGAATTACTGCAATTACTACTATACCAAAGGCACCATAATGCACCGAATGAATAAACTTATTCTTATCCCTCTCTTCTTACTGGGCGGTATTTCTGTTATATTCCCTGAACAGTTGGGAGTAGTTCTGTATAAGATAGTTCTTATCTGCATAGCTTTGTGGCTTAGTTATTGGGCAGACCGCCTAATCTTCCCCTATGCTCGGCCGGATAAATGTAATCACCCAGAATGGGCAGAGCTTCGCCGGGCTATTCTTATGTCTAGCGTCATCTTGGCTGTGGCAACTGGCCTATGAAAACCTTAGCTATATTGCTAATGTGTTCAAGCGCCTGTGGTGCACAAGTACCTAGGGAAGCTCTTCCGTATAGGAATGATTTGATTAGAGAGTCCCGAGCAGTCTGGGGAATGGACGCTCCAGTGGCAACTTTCGCTGGGCAGATTTATCAAGAGTCCCGATGGAATGCCTTAGCAAAGTCTCCCGTAGGTGCGGCGGGCATGGCTCAGTTTATGCCAGCAACAGCTTCTT